CGTACTCAAACAGGTTGGACATGCCTTCCAGCGAGCCGGAAAGCTCCTCGGCCAGGGCGTTGATGAACTTCTCATCCACCGCCTGAGCAAAGCCGGTGACCGAGCCCCAGATGCGCTGGATTTTCAGCTGGACGGTCTTGCGCTGGTACGCGCCGTTTTGGTAGTTCGGGCCAGTAGTCTCGCCTTCGAACCAGGCCATCGGATGGGAAGTCTTGACTCGGTATTCATGAGTCTTGCCTTCAGCCTGGATAACGCTGAGCAACTGAGCCAGCGGCTGAAGCTTCAGGAGCTCTTCATGCAGGACACTGTCCAGGTCGTAAGGCAGTAAAGCCTCGCCAGAACCTGTGGTTGTGAGAGCCTTTTTCAACTCGGAAAGAATTGCACCCATAGTCACCTCTTTTCGTGTTACCGTTGTCGTTGTGCGAAATACTTCAGAAGCGCCTGGCGCAGGTCCGTGACAGGCTGGGACTCCCTCTGAGATGCGCTCTTTTCATCCGGCAAGATAGTCTCTGGCAGAGCGCCTTTTCGATTCACTGGCGCTGCGTCTGATTCAGCCTCTGCAGCCGTCTCAGAAGCATCCGAAATCTGCTTGACCTGAACCAGAACATCCAAAGTTTTGTGCATCTTAACGATAGCCCCGGTCAGAGAGCGAACTTCCTCTAGCAGTTCACCAAGAAGTTCGGACAAATCGGGGCTGCCTTGCTCTGCCTGGTCTTTGATGTTCTCCGATTCTGAAGGGAGCTCGGCGTCTACGGGCTCAGCCGTCTCTTCGCTTTCTTCGGTTTGCTGTGCATCCGGCAAGGGGGCATCGTCAAGAGGGCTCTGGGGGTCCGATTGTGAAGCCACTTCCACCGGGATGTCTTCAGTTTCATTTTTCATAGGTATTTCCCTTTCCAGCAGCGCCTGCATGCTGTACGCCAAGGCAGTCATCCCATGCTCGCGCGCCAGCATGCGCAAATTTTGGTCAACCGAGACATCCTTCAAGCGGGCGTCGTAGTTGGCGGGGTGGTCAACCAGGGAAATCTCAGCCAAGGTGTATTGGTTGATAACCCACCCGCCATCCTCCAAGAATTCCACATCATCAAAGTTGACCAGGATGCCCACACTGAGCGCTGTCAGCAAGCCGTTCTCGACCTCAAAGATGGTCTGCGGGTCAATGACTTTGATTTCGACTTCATTCCATTCCAGGCCATCCTGAACGCCAATACGGGTGACCTTGGCCACCGGACGGGGCAGATGCATATAGCGCACGTTGCTCCACTGGCGAAAGCGGGGGATAGCTTTCTCAGTGGCCGCCCGCGTGATGATGTCTCCCACCTCATCTTTGCGGTCCGAGGTGAAATAGCCCCGCACCACCAGAGCGCCGTCGGGCGTCCGCTGCATCTCCTTGCGGAGCGGGATGCCAAAGACCTTGCGACGCGGTTCAGTCCACATTTGGACTCCGGTCATGCTCACCTGCCTGCATTCCGTAAGGCCGCTTCCCGAATACGGAAGGCCAGTGCTCGTCCGGCGCGTTTTTGCTCAGCGCTGGCTGAGAGATAGTCGATAAACTCCTCCTCGGGCACCGCAAGAACCATTTCACACGTGATGGCTTGGATGTTTCCTGGAAAGGCGAGCGGCTCTGGCCAAGAAGGCTTCCAGAAATTGTAGAGCGCCGCGCAATCCTCCGCGGAGAGATAGGCGTCAATCGTTGTTCCACGGGCGTAGGATGCGCCTTGGCGGACTCGCAGACCGGTGACCGTTCCAGGATATCGAAACATTGCTCTTGCTCCGTTTTCTCCAATCATCGACGACTGGGAAATGCAAATTCGAAGAATCTATTCCTTGGAGTGAAGGGCTCGCCCCACCTGCTCCACCATGCTATGGGCCGCCACATCTGAGATGGCGCTCACCAGTTGGTAGACGGCGCGCACAACCGGGTCGCTGGTGTACCAGGTCTTGATTGTCCCGCAATCCGGGCAGGTCACCACCAGGTTCGGCCCGCTGGTATGTAGCTTGTCGGGTGGCACATCCGGGTAAAACTCACCGCCAAACACACCGCCTAATCTTTTTCCACATGAAATACAAACCCAATCGGCTCGCTGCATGTTTATCTCTCCAATTCTCTGTATAGGTAGTTGAACAACTCTTTCACTTCTTCGGGGGATGGCTCTGCTCCTAACGCTGAGTTAATCGCCTCGACAACATCGATGGGGATGGTCGCCGGTCCTTCAACATTTACCGGCTCACCACTTGCCACCCGCCTGAGTATCGCTTGCTCCCAATGGGTTAACGCATCCAGCAGCCTGTCTTTTGGCGTCTCGTCATGCTGGTCCCCCCGCACCGGGTCTTGGTCATCTAGCGTTGGCTCACCCACCTGGGCTGGAGCATCCGGTTCAATCGGTCGGCCTTCCGGCGGGCTGCCAGGCGCATGTCCAGCTGTCTGTTGGTCTTCATAGCGGTCACCGGCTTCGTCAGGTCGTGGAGCCCTTCCCAGTTCATAGCGTATTTCGTTAGGGTTTAGCACGCCCATCTGACGATAACGCATATGGACGGTTGCCCGTTCCACAGCGTTCAGGAAATCTGGGTTATTGAACTTGAACTCCCAGCCTGGGGCTTCGAATTCGCGTACATGGATTTGCTCATAAAAGCCGATTTCAATCACCTGGAACAAGGGAACCATCGATGTCTCGTGGAATTCGCGGCGCATCTCGCGAATATTGGCCGAAGCCATCTGCTCGGTGATGCCTAGCTTGGCTCCGCTGACACCGGCCACGGCGAGCTCCTCCTCACGGGCTTCTTTGCGAGATTCTTGATAAGGCAAGCCATCCGGCAGCTTGCTAAGCTCGTGAACGTCAAACTCGCCCTGCACGGCAATGGGGTTGCGACCCAGGTTAGCCGGACCTGCATGCCTGGCAGACATTTCCTTCACAAAGGCATCGAAGGCTTCGTCGCTGATGTCGGCGGGTAGGGAATAAACCACCTCGGGGCGGTCGCGGTTTTTCATGTACTCGCGCGCCGCCACCTGCAAGTAGATGTCCAGCGGCAAAGTGAATGTGGCAAGAGCTTCAAAGTCGGAGCCGCCCAGGGGAGAGCCTTCCCAATCGGGATTGGCCAAGTAAACAACATCCCTGGGGTTTTCAAACGCCACTTTGTTGGCAGGATTACGGGTGGGGTATTGCACAAAGGTCGGGGATTTAAACCTGCCGGTAGCGTCCACATTTGGGACGACCAGGCCGTGCAGGAAGTCCAATCCGACTGGCGTGTCGTTTTCATCTCGGAGGATGTAATAGGCTGCCTGGCCAAAGAAGCGCAGGTACATGACGCCTATCATCAGCTTGTAGGCGAAGTTCTGAAAGTCCTTGATGTTATCCCACTGGCGGGAGCGCATCATGTAAAAGTTGAACAGACGTTTACGATGGCGCTCGGGGGCTTCGCGACCAAATTCGGAATGACGCCGCAGGGTCCACCATGCGCCGACCGCGGAGCGACCGACCACGCTGAGCGCTGCCCGCAGGTAGCCATGTTGTTTGATGGCATCCATCCAGTCCCAGAACTCGTTGAATCGCCGCAGAGTGGGGTTCAGGTCTTGCAGGAGAAAGTCCTGGTCCCCGACACGCAGGGCAGGCTCGCGCAAGGAGCGGATGACAGTTAGCTTGGAGTTTTTTCTGGTGAAGCTGAAGACGTTGGCCACGAAGTTTCCTGTCAAGACAGATGTCATCAGCTTCAATCGGGAGAATGAAGAAAAAGAAAGAGCCGTCCTGATTATCGGACGGCCCTCCCTTTCCACCAGAAGGAACCACCATGTTTACCACACCATTATAATTATATCATTATGCAGTTGTATTGTCAATACAATATATATAGCATATCAATCCTTTATACCAAGCGCCAACAAGGCGTTATAGTTCCGCTGCACCGCCCTAGCCCCTTCTAAAGCGTTATGCGGCCAGGGCTCCTCGGGCACCCCCAAGGCCTTCGAGATGGAATGGCCATCTCGCTTCTTGAGATATGGCATCACTTTTCGATTGACCAGTATGGAATACAGGTCACGGATGTCAATCGGCTCGCCGAGTGGAAAGCCGATAAAGCGCAATTCAGCCCCCATATAGCACTGCAAGAAACCAAGGTCAAAGCGAGGGTTCTGCCCAACCAATACAACATTGCCGCCGGACAGGCGGTTTTCCATCGCCCAGCGCAGGAATTCCTCTCGGGCTTCGCTAAATGGCTTGCCCTCTGCTTGTAGGGTCTCCCAGGTCAGACCGTTCACCTGCAGCGCTTCTGGCGTGGCCAGTTCCCATTGGGTTTTTGTGGGACGTATCAGGGCATAGAACTCTGAGAATTCGCGCTCGCTCTTGTTTCCACCGACTTCTGCGATGGCTCCGATAGACAGGATGACCGCATCCCCTTCCGGCGGCGGTTTCAGTCCGCTGGTTTCAATATCCAGAAAAATGTGGCGTTTTCCCATCACGACACCTCCAATAGCTTCACACCCTGGGCCTGCAGGACGACCAGGTTCTGTCTGCCGCGCAAGGGCTCGAAGGCGTCCTGCAGCTGCTCAAGCGGCAGGTCCGGCGGAACCACCAGAATGTACTGCTTCTTGGGTTCGAGGGTGAGTAGGATGTTAGGTAGTTCTTTTAGCAGCGCCTGCTGAACGGCGGCTTGCAGCTTTTTCTCGGTCAGGATAATCATGGGCAGACTCCTTTGCAATGTATCCAATATGGCTATCCATCTCTTGGGCTTTTCTGCTCTTGCTTTGTTGGTTGAAGCATTATGTTCGCTGAAGCGGTGAGAGTTGATTTCCACCATCACAACCGCACCTGTCTTACCGAGCAGCGTCGGAAACTGAGACTCCCCCCTAGAGCCGTCGAGAGAAAATAAGCTTGCGTTACTCGACAGCTATAGGGGGAGACGGCCTGTTTACCTCGCATGGGGTCGCTTTTGGACGCCTTTCGTGCTAAGGCGTCAGGGGAAATAAAGTGCGGAACTCACCGCACAGCGGAAACCCTTCACTCTGGCAGCATCAGCCACTGCAGCTTATCCTTGCGGACCTGCCCAGGTCCCTCTTTACCAGGTTGGCGCTGAATCCTTGTTATCGTCACCTTGTTCACTGCAGCCCCGAAGAGGACGGTGGGGTATCAAGTGTTCTTGCCTACTCTTTCACGACGCCACTTGGGGTAGGCTCTGGGTGTGGCGTCGGCTTGCCATTGACAAAGTTCAAACGCAGAATGAACGTTGTCTGCCTGTCGGCGGCCTGCCTAGCCAGTTCTTGCGCTGCTGCTCCACAGCTTTGCTCACTGCCCGAAGGCGGCAATAGGAAATCTATCCAAGCCAGCATACCGACCCATGCTTGGCCTGTTGAAAAAACCAACGGTACTTATGAAAAAGAAGTAAAGGGATTATCTATTCGTGTATGTTATGGTGAATATTATACCATAAAAGTCTCTAAATATCTATAGCATATATATTAATTATCAACCCGAATGAGCGCATTCATCACCCATCGGATATCATCCAATGAGTGCTGCTCCATTGCCAGGTGTAGCTTGTATGCCAGTGGAAATGGGAGCCTACCATCCTCGTTCTCCGCTTCCTGGTGCAGGTACTCGGCAATTTGCTCGAGCGGCACTTCCGCCAGCAATGCGATGATAGCCCGTTGGGTTTCTTTGTCAGGCTGGCCTGTTTCATTCTCTCTTTCGAGCTCCGCCTTATCCTGCCCGATGACAGCCACTTTCAAAGACTTGCCACGAGCCACCTCAATGGCAGTCTTGAGATAGAGCCAGGCATGGGCTAAGTGGTCGGCGCGCAGCTTGCGCCACACCGCCACCTGCACCTCGCCGGAGGCCGTCCGGCGCGTCTCGATGTCTCTCTTCAACGCGGTCAGGTGGTCAATCACAAGCTCCACATCTGGGTGAAGCAGGGGCGGCGTTCCAGGAAGCGCCCATTCACCCTTCTTGATAGCCTCCATCAGCCCATCGAAAGCAGCTGTGCGGTTCAAGGTCACATTGGTCAGGTAGTTGCGCTCCAGCGATTTCTTTGCCTTCCAGGCCTCTTTCTGCTCGATATAATCGGCGATGAGAGCCCTCCCCGGAAAACGGTTGACCATACTCAGCGCGCCGTGTCGGTTGGGGTTGGCGTCGATGACTGCTTTGCGCACATGGTAGATGTCCATCAGCTGAGACAGACGGTCAAAGCCCTTCTGGATGGGGATGAGCTCGACATGCACAATCTTGGGCCTGCGGCTGTGCGGCTCTACTTTGCAAACCAGCGTCTGTATCTCGTTTCCCTGGTCGGCTCCCAGGTAGTAGGCGGATTGTCCATCCCAGACCGGCTCAAAATCATACGGCTCATCGAAGCAGGCAGCTAGGAAATCGTCCCGCTCCAGGCTGCCTCCGCCGATTTCATACGGCAGTCCCATCCGTTTACGGTAGAACTCCACCAGTCGCGTCTGCGGGTCGCGGAACGCCCGATAAAGCTCGCCTGCCGGGGTGGTCAGCATCTGATGGACGTGATAGCCGACGGTGTCGGACGACTTATCCGGTCGCTGTGCCACCCAGCGTCCGGTCTGGATGTGCTCAACCGTCAACTCAGCGCTGCACTGGGCGCAGCCGTAGAAGACTCGGGTGGGATTATTGGCCGGGCCTATAATGCGCAGGTTCACATCCCAACTGAGCGCCTGCTCGTGACTGCATTTTGGGCACTTGACCAACCACTCACGCCCATCGGAAGAGACGTACAAACCGTGGATGCCGTAATTGGCCACCGTGGGGGTGGAGAGATACATCTGCAGCTTCCAGCGCGAGGCGTCCAGGCGGTTCAGAATGGTGGCCAGGTTATCTGGGTTGGATAAATCCACCTCGTCCACAAAGACGCTATCCAGAGGCATCATGCGCGGCTCGGTGGACATCTCCATGAAAAACAGATAG